TTTTTTTGTTTCGACTTTGCCTTCTAGCCATGTTCCAGCGAGATTAGCAATAGGCCCTATCAGTGCTTGGATCATTTCAGCCTCGTTCTCTGTTCTTCTCTGCTTGCTCTTTTGTTGTTCGGTTGTGCATATCCCACATAATCATCACACTGAAAGCTTTCCCTTTGGCAAGGCATCACAACGCCACCAAATAGGCTTGTAACCCTTCATGTGTATGTGAACAGCTCTACCCATTTCTAAAGCCCTTTCCTCACAGCGCTCATAAGTAACATATGGCCCTCTTTGATCTTCAAGTAAATAACACTCGTCTGGACTAAAAACCATACAAGCCAAAACAAGTGCCTTAAACATCACTTTTTACTCATCCAAGCACTCATGCCCATATACGCACCAACAATTCCAGCGCCACTCAAGTAAAACAAATTACTGATGTCGCCCAGCGCCTTAACACGATCAATATCAACAAAGAACATCGCTAAAGTAAATGCACCCATAGCAATCAGGGTGTAAGTTGCCATTCTTCGCTGCGCCTTTAGCTTCCTAATCTCGGCTTCAGCTTTCATAATTTCTTCAGCTTGCGCTAACTCCTCGTCAGTTACTACGCCATCTCCATCAATGTCGTATTTGTCGTATTCACTCTTTGTTTGGAATTTTTTCGGCAAGGTCATAAACCTTCTCGCTACAAAAGTCGAAAACGTCTGACACGCATGACAGCACCCACCCCACGAGGGACAGCGCCGCCTTCGCGCATTTTAAACCCATATTGACCAGTTTTGTGATCATAAGTGTATCCTTTCTTACCGGCCTTAATAGCCTCTTTGATTATATCCTGTTGTTCCTTGCTCAGACCAAGCATTAGATCTTTTAGCGGCGGTGTTTCTTTCTTACCAGACATTAAAAGACTCCTTGAAACCGCTGCGGCCTAGCGATACTGGAAAAACGACTAATTACTTTTTTTGGACTTCTTTTTAAAGAAGCCTTTTGAAGCTGCTGGCTTTGCCTTGACTGGGCCGCTGTCGATGATGACGGGCTGTTCGATGACCTTGGCCTCGACAGGCTTTGGCGCGACAATGACTGGGGCCTCTTGCTTGTTACGGGCATTTCTACGCTCCACTTTTTTAGCCTTTTCTACCTCGGCTACTTTTCGGTTAATTGAACTGGCGCTCATTGCATTTTACTCCGTAGGTTTGCCGCAGCGATCTCACGCTGGGTCTGAATACGTTCTTCGGCAACACGAACCTTGTCCGAGTTTGCCTCTTCTTGAAGATCAATCCTCTGCTGGTTCAAGAGAATGTCATTACGCTCCTTCTCTCTTTCCAGATTTTGCTTTTCTTCAAACTGCCGCGCTTTTTCTTGTATTTCTGCGCCGCGAAGAGATAGCTCCTGCTGTCTGATTGCTACCAACGGATCAGATTGGTCAGCAGGAGCAACTGCTTGTGCATATTGTTCAGTTAACTCGCCCGCCAATTCGGCTGCGCGGCTTTCAACTTCTGCCTGAACTTGCTGCATCATCTGTGGATTCTGTTGCATCATCATCTGAGCCTCTGGTGTTAGCTCGGACATAACTTCTTGCTGTGCCTGCGCCTCTGCCATCATACCAATATGCTCAGAGATGTGACCCTGAAGCGTCATGATGATATTCGCGTTAGCCTGCGCCGCAGGGGTCGAAAGCATAGCCAAGTGAGCCTCAATATGGGCTGGATGATTTTGCTGTGGGAACGCCTGCAAACGCTGGTTGCGTAAAGCCTCCTGATTTTCCTTTGCAGGGTTCATTGGCTGCGGCTGTGGTGGCGCTGGCAAGATCGTGTCAATGTTTGTAACCCCAAGAGCCTCATACATCTTGCGGTAAGCCTGATATAAGCCTTGCGGCCCACCATGAATATCTGGATTAGACTGCACAAGCTGCAATTGTGTCTGTGCCAAAGCGATACGCTGTGACATGGAGAAGATGTTCGGGTCAGACACAGGCAATACGTCAATGCGATCGTCAAAATCAGCCTGTTTTACCTGTGGCGGCGCACCGGGAACCGCATATGGGTATGCAGGTGCCATGTAACGCGCAAACACATTCGCCAAAAGCTTGAATTCTACCTTCTGCGAGTAATGAAGACGCTTATGAATGGCGCTCATAACCTTCGTGCCGCGCTCCATGATAGCCATAGTCGTGCCAACAGGATTTTCACCACTCATTTCGCCAACTTTAGCATCAGCCATAGACGCAAAACGGCGACCAGACTCAATCAATGACCCCAGAAGGCTGTATAGCGTCTGTGAAGGCTCTTTAAATGGCAATGTCATGACTGACTGACGGATATCCATGCCAGCGGCGTCAATATCACGGAATTCACCGGGCTGTAGAGGCTCGTCCTCGTCCCTAATACGCGCACCACGGGCTTTAAAGCCTGCCGGTAGGTTAGACAGCGTTCCAGCGTCAATAAGCTGCCGTAGGATGCTTGTAGAGGCTTGTGACAGCCCTCCAATCATGTGGGTAAGGCCAAAGCCGTAGAAACCCAAGCCGGGAAGGAACTTGTAATGCACAAAATACTGCTTCTGACGCATCAGAGGGTCTTGAGCGTCATAGTTGCGCCGTACAGACAAAACTTCACCACTAGACTCTACAATGGTGACAATATACGGAAGCTTTAGGCCGCTAGGCTCCCCATCTTCACGCACATCTTCAAAGCCGGGAAGATCAATGGATGTGTGAACTTCGTAAAGCGTCACTTCTTCAGAGCCAGAGCCGGACAAATGTACGCCTTGTGCCTTGTCGATAGACTCCTGAACCTCACTATAGTCATCTGAGTCCATGCTGCCATCAAGATCAATATCACGATAGAAGCCAGAGATCTGAAGCTTCAGAACCTCGTTCTTGTCCATACGAATGACATGAGTGATACGCGGTGATGTAATCAGGTCTGTCGCACCATAAGGAACAACCAGATCTTCAGCATGAACAAACTTGCTAACTGCACGTTGCAGAAGTGGATCAAAGTAAACTTTGCGGAAAGTCGAGCCAATGATCGGTAAATAGAAAAGCATCTGATCTGTTTCAGGATCATACTCTTCCATTTCGTAAGTGATCATGTAATTCATGTAATCTTTGATGCGCTGCGCCTGCTGCGACATCTCAGGTGTATCCATGCCAATAACCTGTGTACGAACAGGGCCACCGGCAGGCAGCATCTCACGATAAGCTTGCGCTTGGAACTGTGTGACAGACTCAGCAAGAAGCGGATGCACAACGCCAGAAGCCCCCTCAAATGGCTGGGTGCGCTCCTCGTAATTCATGCCAAGCAATTCAATGCCGCGCTTGTAAGTATCTTCCCACTGCTGGCGTGACGACATATCGTCTTCAATCTCTCCCACAAGATCAGAAGATATAGACATCAGGTCTGAGTCATCCACAAACTCAGCAAGGTTGGCGTCAAACGGAATATCTTCAGCCGCCATCGGCTCGTCATCCATCAACTCACCAACTATGGCAGAACCGTCTTCCATTTCCATAATGCCGGGTTGGGCTGGAAATTCTATAACATCAATCTCAGCCTGTTCTTGCGGGGCTATCGCATCACCCCCAGAACCCAATCCTTTTTCAACAGCCATTTTTATTCCTTTCCGCCCTCAATAACGACAAGCGTTGGCTTCTGCGCTACAGGCTCTGGAATACCAGCGCCAGATAATCCTTGCTGCTGTGCAATAGCAGCTTCCCTTCTAAGTGAAGCCTTCGCCATATCATCAAGATCATCAGGAATACCTAATGACCTATCTCTGGCTCGTGATTCAGTTGCCATTCTAGCCTGATTTGCTCTAGAACGCAAAGCACGTTGATTTGCAGCCGCTTCTTCACGGCGCTTAAACTGCGTTTGCGGCATTGAAACCATAATCATCGTCAAGGCGCTTAACCATAGGATCACGCAAGTAACCCACTTCTATGCCAGTGTTCTTGATCGCACTGTCCATAGCGTCAGCGAATGCCTCGCCCCTGTCCATGCCCTTGTCACGCAAAAAGAAGTAATTGTCCTGCATAGCATCAAAGAAACTATCAGCAGGGATGGCGTCATCTTCTCCGTAGAACCTGATTGACTCCATCTCTACATCGTCATAAATGTCCTTGAACGAATCTTCTAAAGCCTCATACTCTAGATTTTCGTCAAGCTGTTTCTTGGCTACAGGTGATTTTAACTTTTCTTTTTGCGCCTCAAGGACCAACGTCTTATTTGACTTGCCTCGTGGACGAGGCCCAGCCATCGGCGCAAGAGTTGTAGCAGCAATGCCAAGACCATAAACATCCCTCCCTAATCGCCGCGCCATGCCATCGTCTTCGCCAAAAAAACCAGCTATTTTCTCAGCGCCTTTTGCGGCACCGCGAAGCACAGTTTCTCCAGCACGGCCTAGAAGATCTAATGCGTCAATAGGAGTGCCAACAATAGCACGATTAACGGCACCAAGGGGGCCAGCGCCGAACATATCAGTCTTGTCAGAAAGTTTCTTAAACATCTCCACACTTGCTGGA